TGACTTTGAATATTTTATATTGGATGCCAGATTGTGAACATATACTTCAACAATTTGTTTGGCAGACAACAGATGTAGGGCCAGAATATCCAAGAGTACATAAATTTTTAAATTATTGGAATGATAATATTGATGCAGTAATATCAGAAGTTAATATTGCAGATAGTTGTGAAACAAAATATAGATCGGTACGGGAAATAATTAATTATTAGAAGAGTTGAGTAGTTCCTTATAAATAATTAAAAAGGAATCTTTAATGGCAACACCAACTGCGTATACAGATGCTGAAGGACAAAATGCTGCGCGTAATACTCGGCAATGGAAAGATCTAGACCTCTTTTTTTCTAGGAAGCTGGGGTCGGCCGATGTTAATACATTAACAGATGTTACGGCAGTCAAACGATCTGTTCGTAATCTTATATTAACAAATCATTATGAAAAACCCTTTCATCCAGAGATTGGCTCTGGTGTAAGAGAGACACTGTTTGAATTAATGACTCCAATGACTTCGTTTATTCTAACAAAAAAGATAGAAAATGTTATTGAAACCTATGAACCCAGAGTAACCTTGATTGGTGTTCGCGCTTTTCCTAATTTAGACCGTAATGAATATGAAGTGTCAATAGAATTTTATCTTCAGAATGCGCCAACCGAATTAGTAGACTTAACAATATTTTTAGAGAGATTACGATAATGGCAGCAAATCCTAAAAGACTAACAGTAACAGAATTTGATTTTGATGAAGTTAAAAACAATCTTAAAATTTTCCTGAAAGGCCAGACACAATTTAAAGATTATGATTTTGAAGGTTCTGGTATGAGTGCGCTTTTAGATGTTCTCGCATATAACACTCACTATCTTGGGTTTAATGCAAATATGCTTGCAAATGAAATGTTTTTAGATAGCGCCGCACTGCGTTCAAGCATAGTATCTCATGCAAAGACTTTGGGATACCTTCCAACTTCTTCCAGAGCAGCTGTTGCAACGGTTGATGTTACATTAAATACTTTAATTCCCTCAGCAACTATGCCTGCGGGAACTGTTTTTACATCAAGCGTTGATGGAACTGATTATCAATTTGTTTCATCAAGTTCTCATATTGCATCTAATGTTGGTAGTGGAATTACATTTTTAGATGTTAAAATTTATGAAGGAACTTTTGTGACAACAAGATATAATGTTGACACTTCAGATGCAGATCAAAGATTTCTTCTTACTGATAACAGAGCAGATACAAATACTTTAACTGTTAAAGTTCAAAACTCAGCTACTGATACAGTAACTACAACATATACTCTTGCAACAGATATAACACAAGTTAGTACAACAAGCGAAGTGTATTTTCTTCAAGAAGTTGAAGCGGGAAAGTTTGAAGTATATTTTGGTGATGGAATAATTGGTACTGCGCTATCTGATGACAATATTGTAATTTTAACATATGTTGTCAGCAATAAATCTGCTGCAAATGGCGCTGCAATATTTAAAAATTCTGGTGCAATTGCTTCAGTCACCGATATAGCTGTTGCAACAGTTTCATCAGCAACTGGTGGGTCTGAAGCTGAGTCTTTAAAATCAATTAAGTATAATGCTCCTTTAGATTATGCATCTCAGGGTAGGTGTGTGACTGCTGAAGATTATAAACTCTATGCAAAAAAACTATTTCCAAACGCACAGGCTGTACAGGTATTTGGTGGAGATACAGGATCATATGATTCAAGTCTTGGGGTTGTAAGTACAGCAGAATATGGTAAAGTTTTTATTGCAATTAAATCAACAACAGGACTCAATTTAACGACAAGTGAAAAAACACAGCTGGTTACAGATCTTTCACCATATACAATAGCATCAACCACTCCTGTTATTGTTGATCCAGAAACAACTTATTTGATTTTAAATACAACATTTAAATTTAATTCCAATGCAACAACATATGTTTCTGACGAATTAGAAACACTTGTATCAAATACCTTAACAACTTATAACGATTCTGAACTTGAACAATTTGAAGGATTGTTTAGACATTCAAAAGTAATGGGACTTATTGACAATACAGATTCATCAATTACAAGTAATACTACAAATGTAACTATGGCTAAGTTTTTTACACCCATTACTACTGCGTCTACTGCATATACAATTAATTTTAATAATGCTTTTTATCATCCACACGCTGAGCATAATAAAGATGGTGGTGGTGTGGTTGCTTCAACAGGATTTAAAATTAGTGGTGATGCTACAAATGTTATGTATTTTGATGATGATGGTGACGGCAATTTAAGAGTATATTATGTTTCTGCTGGAGCTAGAGTTTATCAGGACTCAACTGCTGGTACAGTGACATATTCAACAGGAAAAATAGTAACGGATGGAATTTATATAACTTCTATTGAAAATGTTGATGGCGCATCTTCTTCTCAAATTCGTGTAACTGTAATTCCTGATTCTAAAGATATTATTCCAGTTCGTAATCAATTATTAGAGATTGATTTTGTTAATACTATTGTAACAGGAGAGGTAGATACTATTGCTGTAGGTGATAGCGGTGCTGGTTCAACTTATACAGCAACATCTTCCTATACACCAACATCGAGCTTTTAAAAAATGGCATTATACGACCCTATACCCACTGGAAAATTAACTACGAAAATTAGTCCTCTTATTGATGGTCAGTTGCCAGATTTTATTCAGGCAGACCATCCTATATTTTCTTCATTCCTAAAAAATTATTATGAATATTTAGAGGCTGGAGAGTTACGTCTTTCAGTATCAATTGATAATCTTCTTTTGGAATTAGAAACTGTTTCTAAAGTTTTAGATGTTGATGGTAATGATATAGTTTTAGAAAGTTCTGGCGGTAAATTTATTGTAGGAGAAACAATTACTGGCGGTACTTCTAAAGCAACGGCTAAGGTTCTTGTAGATGATTTATCTAACACCAATCCAAGACTTTTTATTACATCACAACAAAAATTTGTTACAGGGGAAACTGTAACTGGTGGAAGTTCTAATGCTAGTGGCACGGTTACGAGATATCGTGCGAACCCTGTACAAACCATACAACAATTATTAGCTTATGCTGATATTGATAATACGATATATGATTTTCTTGACAATTTCCGTGATGAATTTATGAATGCAATACCACTCTTACTTACTGAAGGTGTTGATAAAAGAAAACTAGTTAAAAATATTCGTGAATTATATAGAGCCAAAGGAACTTCTGAAGGACATAAAATTTTTATGCGAATGCTTCTTGGTGAAGAAGTAGTAGTCAATTATCCAAACAAATATATGATGCGTGCTTCAGATGGTAAGTGGTCTAACAAAACAATTATGAGAGTTTCTCCATCATCTGCTGCGATAGGTTCAGAAGTTGTTGGAGCAACCTTAACTGGAACATCATCTGACGCTACTGCTATTGTTGCTTCTGCAAAAGAATTTGTAGAAGGCAATACTTTAATAGTAGAATTTGAACTTAATCCAGATTCATTAGGAACTGTATTTACATTTACAGATGGTGAAGATGTAACTGCAACTTCTACGGTACAAGATGTCTTAATGACATTTACAGTTAAACAAATATTAGCTACAACTACGGCTACTGATGGTGGTGCTATATACGCAGCAGATGAAGCTTTTGTTTTAGATACAAATACTAATATTGGTAATGGTTTGGGTGAAGGTAAAATTGAAAGCATTAATGAGGGTTCAGTAAGTGGAGTTGTAATAGATGATGCTGGAACTCTTTATGATATTGGTGATACTTTTACCTTTACAACTTCAGATTCAGATACTGTTTCTGCCAGTGGGTTTGTTTCTATTATTGATGGATCGCTTGTGTTGGAAGGTACAGATGTTGCTGGAACAAATGCTGGTGATTTTATAGTTTCAGAATCTGGTACAAGGTCTCATATTAATTTTTTTGAAGTTGAACTTGAAAGGGCAACTACAGGAACTGCTGGTGAGAGTCTTATTCTAGACAATGCTTATGATACAACAGTCATTCAAGTGGAATCAGGAGTAAGTTCTAGTGGAAATATTGTATTGAATGGTACTGATTCAAGTTTGACTAATGGTGGAGATGTAATTGAGTTGGAAGCATACCATGATGTTGTTGCTTCCCATGCTGGCCATAATATTAAAATGGAAGCCTCTATAAATCAAGTTACTAGAGACACTTATACTACAGGTTCAGATAGGTTTGCAATAGAAGAAAATACAGATTATAGTGGTGGTATTTCAAGGGTATTTTTAAAAACTGGTGGCGGTGGTTATGTAACTATTCCTACCGTTGGTGTAACATCAACAACAGGTACAGGAGCAGCTCTTCTTGCAACAACAGATAATATTGGTTCTGTTGGTGATACAGTTATAATCAATCAGGGATTTAATTATAGTAGTGCGCCAGAATTAGTATTTAATGCAAACTTTACTCTTAAAGATATAACAGGAACTTTTGCTGCCGGTAACACTCTTACAACTCATACAGGAACCATCTCATCATTTGATTCATCAACCAATGTTTTAAAAACATCATTTGAAGATGTTGTAAGAGTAACATTGGAAACTGGTGATGAAGAAGAAATTGCTCTTGAAGATTATTTAAGAGTTGGAACTGATGTTAAAGTTACCACGCTTGGTATAAATCGTTCTTTTGATGAAGAAGATAATATATTAAATGAGAATGGTTTAAGAATTATTTTAAATGCTGATAATACTCTTGATGGATATATGATTCTTGAATCTGGAACGGGACAAACTGCTGGTAGTGCAATTATCCAAGAAGTGCCAGATAACACATTCTTTCCCCCCATACAATTAGAAGCAGGTGCAAAAGATGGAACTTCTGTTGGCGATGGTATTGCAAACGAATCTGGAACTGGGGATGTTCTTGTAATAGAAACAGCTGAATCTCTTGGTGATAATCCTGCCGGTGGAAGAATTATACATGAGGAGTCACAATTAATTCCCGCAAGACAGCGTGGAGTTGGAAACTTTCTTATAACTAATGCATCTGAAGATACTGACCCCAGCACTATTATTCTTGATGGTACAGATAGTTCACAAGCTAACGCTGGTGGAGATTTGTTAAATGAAGAATATGGCAACAACAATATCATTATTCTAAATGGTACAGATTCAGATTCGACAGATGCTGGAGCAAAACTTTTACAGAATACTCCAGCCGCCGACGGTGTGCTAGCACTTAATGGTACAAATTCAAGTTCTACAAATGTCGATGACAGCATTATTAATCAGGACGCTATAGATTTCTTTTCTGATGCTACTGGTATCAATCCGTATCCTACGACTATCACGGATTCGGGTGGAGCGACAGCAAAAATTGTAAAAGCAAATATTGCAAAAGGTTCTTCTACAATTGGAACTACTATGGAAACCAGTAAAACTTATGGAACCAACATAGAAAGTCTTATTGGTGAAGATTTAAATCGTATTCAAGACTCTTATTATTATCAACAATTTTCTTATGAAATTCAAGCAGGATTTGGAACAAATACTTATCTCGACAAATTAAAGAAAGCAGTTCATCCAGCGGGTTGGGCTGTATTTGGTAAAGTAAAAGTTGCATCTTCGATTTCTGCTGCAATAACAAATGCTGGTTCAAGTCTTGGTGGTGGATGGTATAGTG